GCCTGCGCCCAAGGATACGCCGGATACGCTACTCTGTACAACGTCCGCGTTTACTGTTCCGTATGCCATATTAAACTCCTACCTTTGCTTGTAATGCAGTAATAGTAGCTGCTTGTGCTTCTACTTTAGCGTTTAGTTCTTGGATTGCGGCAGTTAATGTAGCTACTATATTTCGTGGGTCAATGCTTTGATATTCAGGATTTCCATTTTTATCAATAGCATCTTTTTCGCCTGTAACCGCATCAGGAATGATTGCTTGCAATTCATGGGCAATAAAACCTTGACCAGCAGACCCATCAGCTTTCCATGTATATGTAACAGGTTTTAATAACGATACTTTATTTAAGGCATCTGTCATTGGAACAACATTTTCTTTTAATCTGTAATCAGAAGTGCTATTAAATGTTGTTGCAGAGCCAGTTACAGATATATTTCCTACTTCTGTTCCAGCATAAAAAAATCTTGCTACTGCGCCAGTATTTGTAGTTCTATTTAAAGCTAAAGATGCCCCACCTACTGCTTGTGCTTGAATACCTTGAACAATAGATGTAAATGTAGATGTAACTCCAACCAACAAATTACCACTAGTATCAATACGCATACGTTCTGAGCCATTGGCAGCAAAAATTAAAGGCGTGCTAGATGTAGTTCCCATGCCATAACCAGTAGCAAAGTTATTAACACCCATCTGAAAGGATGTTGTGCCATCTGTTACTTTAAGATTACCGCCTGAAATAATCACACCACCAGAAGCTACTTGCAAGGCATCAGAAGGGGAAGATGTGCCAATACCTACTTGTTGGCTGGTGTTAATGGTTACCGCAGTAGTAGTGCCATTAGTTTGTAGCTGTAAAGCACCGCTTGTGTCACCACTCATATTAAGTGCTGTGCCACTTGTTAATCCAGCAGAAATAGTAGATGCCATTATGCTAATTGCTCCGCAGTTGGTTTAGCGAGTGTAGGGTGTTCCCATTTAGCAATGTAATCACCTTTGCCGTCTGAATCGTTTTGTAAACAAATTGTTCCAACAACAGGGTCAAAATCTTTTGTTGTCAATGTAGGATAAATAGCTAAAATTTGGTCGTATAGCGCCATTATGTTGCCCTCACTAAAACTGCTTGAAAATATGTATATGCACTATTTGCAAAAGTAGATAAAGTACCACCTGAAGATTGGTTTGCATATATTTCAATATAATCGGTGATTCCATTTAAATAAACTAAAGAACTAACAACGGCACAAATATAGTTTGAATTATTAGGGCCTTGATAGCCAGTTTTCCATATTGAACCATTTTTGTATATTTGCAAAGAACAATTTCCTATAGCCGAGTTTCCAAGAGTTACAACAGCATTTACTTGATAATATCCTGCAACATTGGGTGTATAAGTTGTATTTGATGTAAATTTATTTGCAGTATCAAAATCTATACCTTGAAAGGCTATTTTTGTATTTACGGATGTTGTTAATGAAGTTGCTGAAGATTGATAAGCACTAAACGCTGGCATATTACCGCTAACCATTACTGTGCCAGTAGCAGCAGGAAGGGTAGCAGTATTCGTACCAGCTACGCTTGGGGCGGCTAGGGTAATTGCCCCGCTTGTATCGCCTGATATAACAATAGAACTCATAAAACCACCCATCGTTGACCGCTTGAAACTGTGACTGACTTACCACTTGCTACTGTGATTGGGCCAACAGAAACAGCGTTATTTCCTGTTGCAATAGTATAACTATTAGATACTGTTGCGCTGTTTTGAATCAATCCGTTGCTTGCAATACTTTGCGGGGCAGATAAATCGCCTGTAGAGGGATTCCATTTTAACTCTGTGCTTGATGTATAAGCAGTTGATAGTGTTCCGCTTGTGGCTGCTGCAAACAATGGATAACGAGTAGCATTAGTCGTTGTATCGTCTGTAATTGTTGCGCCACCAGTAAATGTTACCCAAGTAGGGGCTGATGTGCCATTAGACTGAAGAATCTGTCCAGTTGTTCCAGCCGCAGTAAATCCAGTTGTATTAGTTGCGGATTGATAAGGAACTGCACCAGCTACTCCACCGGCCAAATTAGTCGCTGTTGTTGCAGAAGTTGCAGTTGCCGCATTTCCGCCAATGCTTAAACTAGTTGCTGTTCCAGTAAGACCCGTTCCAGCGCCACTAAATGATGTTGCGGCCAAAAGACCGGTAGAAGGCGTGTAATTTAATTTTGTAGAACTGGTGTATTCAGTATTGGTTGTTCCTGAAGTTACCCTGGCAAACAATGGGTAATAAGGTGTTGCAGAACTAGTGTCATCTGTAATGGTAATAGCGGTAGTTACTGTTGACCAACTTGGGGCTGATGTGCCATTAGAAGTTAAAAATTGACCAGTTGTACCAGCGGCAGTAATGGCCATAGCAGATGCGGTGGAATAAACTACTCCGCCAGCAACCGCTGTTAAATTGGCATTTGTACCACCATAAGGCAATCCAATAATAGAACCATTCCATGTACCAGTAGTTATTGTTCCAAGCGTTGTTAAGCTTGTAGAACCGGCTAATGGGGATGCGCCAACGGTATTGTATGAAATAGTTTGGGCGGCAGAACCATTAAATGTTGTACCAGATGCGGCGCCTGTTCCGCTGTTATTAAATGTAACAGAATTAGCGACACTTGCGGCTTGACCAGTTGTATTGCCTGTACCACCGTTTGCAATATTTAATGTACCAGCAAGCGTTACAGCACCAGTAGATGCTGTGGACGGCGTAAATCCAGTTGTACCAGCGCTAAATGATGAAACATTAGTTGGCAAAGATACCCATGCTGGAATACCGCTAGATAAAGTTAAGTATTGCCCATTTGTTCCAGCGGCCAAAAATGTGGTTGAACCACTTCCTGATTGATAAGGCAAAGAACCATTTGCACCACCAGCTAAATTAGTTGCTGTAGTTGCAGTTGTTGCGCTTCCAGCCGTTGTTGCAGTTGCGGCGTTACCACCAATAGAAAGACTGCTTGCTGTACCCGTTAAACCGGTTCCAGGACCGCTAAATTGAGTAGATGCGGTGATAGTAGTACCACCAACTGTAGAACCGCTTATAGGCGTTCCTGTGATGCTTCCACCAGTAATTGCTACGTTATTAGCATTTTGGGTGGACATTGTGCCAAGACCTGACACTTGCGTGTTAGAAATGGCAATACTTGTATTACTTGCGGCGGTTAATTGACCTTGTGCATTGACTGTAAATGTACCTACAGATGATGCAGAACCATAAGAACCGGCTGTAACTGCGGTATTTGTAATGCTGAATGTAAAGCCTGTAAGTGTTAACCCTGTTCCTGCGTTATAAGTAGCAGAAGTCGTGAATTGCGACCAAGTTACAGGTGTTGTTCCTAAAGTCCCGCCAGGGGTTACTGTGCAGAACCATGCACTACCAGCTTGTGAACCGTATTCTACGAAAGCAATCGCTGAAACTAATTCATTCCATGTATTTGCATCAGAAGAACGTGTCCAAGCACCGCTAGAAGCAATATAAATGCCGTTATCAGCCGTTGTTGTCTGATTCTTGACGATTACCCTATCACTAGATAAGGTCGTGTAACCATCAATCGTTTGAAGCCCTGTAAGACTAATGTTAGTTAAAGTCGCACAAGCTACTGGTTGTTTCCAGCTAATGCCAGCGGCATAAGATTGCAATGCCAATAAGTTAACAATATCGGTTGCACCGCTTGGCTGGGTTGTTATTTGGCCAGTTGTGGTGCTGATATTAGTAAAAACACCCGTAGATGGGCTATTTGAACCAATTGGGCTTGAATCTAATGTGCTATTGGTAATTGTTAAACCTGATTGAAAAGGATTAGCCGTTGCATAAAACGGCTTTCCTTGTCCAATAAAAGTATTAAACGACCCGTCAAGGTTAAAATAAGCTTGAACGGGTAATAAATTCTGTATTGCAGAATTTGATGGACTAGTCATGCTAGACCTTAATAAGCGATGCAGTTGACTAAAACAATGTCCCCAGCAGTCATGTTAGCGGCCGCACCAGTAGTAACTGAATAACTAGTAAAAGTTACTGAAGTGGCTGTGCTTCCTGTTAATTGCAAAAATACTGCATTGCCGCTAGTAACGTCTGCCGCAAATCCTAACCATCCATTAGGTGCAGTTGGAAGGTTAATTGTTCCATTAGCCGCACCGCCAGTACCAACCGTTACCTTAAAACAAAATGTGTTGTTAGCCAAAATAGAAGGATTTGTACCCCAACCAGAACCTAATGTTGGGTTTGAACCAGAAATTACTAAATTTCCTTCAACACTTAAATTAGTAGCATTTATTGGTGTTTGTAATGCGTTTCCGCCTTGACCAAAAAGACCCAGGCAATTGCCATTGGCATCATATTCGGCCTGTACGGGCAAAAGATTGATTACTGAACTACTAGCTACGCCTGGGTTTGCCATAATTATTCCTTATGATTGGTCGGCCATTGGCATTACATACAAAGTTCCAGAAGTACCAATAGTGGTAATGCTGAAAATCTGTGGTACTGCAATGACTGTAGGTTGGGACATTGCTACGCCCAATACAAATGATTGACTGCTATTCCCGCCAGTTGGCAAGACCGCCGCTGGTGCTGAACCAACACCCTGAACTACTGGGGTAATGGTAATAGCAACAGGGTTTGCACCAGTATTGAGGAAACCACAATAGTTGATTTGGTCGTTGCCGGCTGGGGTAATAGTTACAGCAGTAGATGACGTTCCACTAACGGTAATTGCCGTTGTGGGGCCAATAAAGCGATATACCGAAGTGTTAGCCATGATTAAACCGCCGTTGCTGGCAATGGGCCTTCAGCACGTGTAATTTGAATAATGTAATTACCGGTTGCTGGAGTTGCGCTAGAACCAGTTGCATTAATCCATTGAACAGTCAATACGTTAGCGGCCAAGCAATCAGCTTCAGCGGCAACAACACCAGCAGTTTGTGAACCAACAACGCCTTGAACAAATACTAGGTCAGTTGTTTGTAATCCAGGCAAAGCATAAGTTTGTGATGCGCCTGAAGTTGCAACTGCGGTAGGTGTCAAAGGTACAGAAATATAAAAAGTTTCGTGGGCATTGCCACGTGTAACGGTAGTAGATGACATGATTTTTCCTTTAAATGAGGATGATTAATTATAAGTCCAAATAGGAAAAAAGCCACCCCTTTTGAGGATGGCTTTCCCTTTACTTCTTACTTAATTAAGCCCCAATAGGGTTTGTTAAGTTGTAGTTGCTAAAGTCGTAACCGTAAACATAAATGTCAGCGGTAGCGGCTTGTGCTGTACCAATACGAACATACAAATTTTGTTCAGCTTGGGTTGCAGTAGAAGCAACAGTTAACTGGTTAACTACTGAAGCACCGGTATTGCCTGATAGTGCAGTAGCGCCAGCAACGATAGCTGTACCTTGTGCATTAGCGGCTGGGTATAGACCAATAGTGGCCGATGACAAGCTGGTAGATGCGTTGGTAACGATTACGTTGCTAACTGAAAAGTTAGTTGTGTTTTGAACTGGGATTAACAAATCTGTGTTGTTACCTTGGTTCAAGTTTGCGCCAACTAAAACACCAATCAAACGGATAGCTTGGTTAGAAGCTAGATTTGATGGGTGAATCGTTTGGGTTGATGCTGGTCCTGGATTGCTCATGATTATTTCCTTTAATTTGGTTTAAAAAAGTGGGGTTTTTAGGCCCCACTAATTAATGCTTACGATGCAACACGGCAAGCGAGTTCTGGGTAGAGTGGAGCCCAGCCATACAACACATCCAAACGTGTAGGAATGGAATCGTTATTAATTGTATATTGGCGAACCACACGCATACTCAAACCAATTTCCTTATCAGATGCACGACCAGCAAAGTGAACGCCTTCAGGCAACTCAAGGTCAGCTACTGCAAGCGTAAACGCATTGCGGTGCATGATGATGTTTTGTGAAGAAGTTGTACCGGTGTTGTTGAAAGGATTAACAGTCTGTGAACCAGTTGAAGTTACGCTAACGTTCTGGAACTGACCAGCAGTAATAACGGCTGGGGAAACAGTAACAGAAGCAGTACCACCAGAACTGATAGACACGGCTGAAGTAACTACGAATGAACGTAGTTTGCCTGAACCGTAAGCTTGACGGTTTTGTGGGTTAACTGCATAAACACCGTTGATGGTGAATGTGTCACCTTGGTTCAATGTAGCGGCCGCACTTGTAGCACCAATAGTGATGGTAGAAGTTTGCGCCCAACCTGAAGTCAAGAAACCAGTTGCAGTTGTAACGTTACAAGACAATGTAGCACCGGAGTAGCTACCAAATGTTTGTGCCTGAACGTTTTGGTCCATTTTCCAGTTCATGCCGCCGGAATCCCGACCCATCAAGCCTTTACGATACTGTTCGCCAATTGCTTCTTGTGGAACGAACAAACCTTTTAAGCTATCAACAATAGTTGCTGATGTGAATGGCTCAACGATACAGCTACGGCGACCGTCACGTGGCGCACCTTCAGAATCAAGGTAAGCGGCGGCTGTCAAGTAGGTAATCAAACCAGTTGGTGCTGTACCAGCGGTACCAACGATGTTTGCAGTATTGTTTTTAGCCATCAACAAACCATCACGGTCCATCTTATTTGCAATAGTTGCTACAGCGGGTTTCAAAACTCTGTCCGAAAACATATCCAAAGACAATGCCAAATCTTGGGTTGTGAACTGGGTCGCAACTTGGAATTGAGTTGTCAATGTGACTGGTACAGAAGTTTCGTTAAAATCCTCGACCGAAAGGGCGGGACCTGTCGCACCAACGAAGCGTCCAGGACGTCTTACGTTAACGGTTGCGCCAATTTTTCCACCAACGACAGCGAACTGATCATCATAATTGCGGTCAACTTCAGAAGTAAATGTTAGTTCGTTTTCTAGAACCATCAAAGCTTCATTAGTAATTTTTGAAATCGTCAATAAATTATTTGCCATGATACTAATTCCTTTAAGGATAAATTAAATTGTTACCTTAACGAATCTTTCCTAATTTGCGGCCGGCTTTCCAAGCTTGATAGTCAATTTGTTCGCCATCTGTATAAACGCTTTGACTGCCAGTACCACGAATAGGATTAATAGGTTTCGGTGCATTAGACTTCACCGCAACAGGCTTACTAATAGCTGGTTCTTCGGCTTTCGCTTCAAACTTCGCTTCCAACTTACCAATCATTTTCAAAGCTTGTGCAGTAGATAGGTTTGCAATTTTGGCGCCCAGTTCATCATCTGAAGCTAATTCGTACAGAATCCGTGGACCAACATCACTTTCCAAAATCGCATCACGCACCGCATCACTTACAGCAACGGTTGATGATGCAACCATATCTTCGTAATCAGGTAATTCAGCTTTAACTGCTTCAAGCTTTTGTTGCCAAGTTTTCATTACTTCTTGTTGCTTGGCTTGTTCAGCTTGTTGCTTTATTTCCTGTTCACGTCTTGCTACTGCTTCGTTTGCTGACCATTCTGCTAAGGCTTCAGCGTATCTAAACGCATCTGCATAGTCATCAGGTTGTGGCTTTGTATTGACCTCATTCGTTTTCTTATTCGATTGCTGTCCTTCTAAAGCTTGCAAACGTGCTTCCAGCGCTTCCCTAGCGGCACGTTCTTGGGCGGCTTGTTCTTCTGCCGCTTTACGTGCTTTGGTCAACTCTGAAAACCGCTTTTCCAACTTGGGGTTGGGTTTTCGTTCCTCTGTTTCGGTCGTTTCCTGTTCAGTTACGGCTGGTTCACTCTGACCTTCTTCGGCTACTGGCTCTGAAACTGGAGTTTCCTCAACGGTTTCAGCCGCAGTTTGGGCCGGTTCGGTAGCTAAACCTAACTTATTAACATTCCATTCAACTACATTTTCACTTGTTACAACGTTTGATGCCAAACGTTCTGCTACATTTGCTTCTGACATGGATAACTCCAAGATTTGACCCGCTGAACCCAACGGTAGGTTGTGACTATATTACAACACTTTATTGTGGTTGTGCAACATTTCCTTGTCCTAATCCGACATTTGCTTGACCCATGTATTCATACTGTTCACGGTTACGGGCGGCAATTTCTTTTTCAAGGCGATTGGTGTCCATATGGTGTAACAAAAGTTCCATAATTGCATCAATTTCCATTTTATTTTGGCTAGTAATTGACCGTGTGTTTTGGTCATGCACTTTAACGCCAGCATTAAGGATTGCCCTTTGGTCCTCATGGGCTTGTTTAACCTGTTCAATGTCTTGGCGCTGTTTAATCATCATTTGTAACTGCTGATTTTGCTGGTCCATTTGTTGCATTGCGGCTTGCATCTGCTGAATCTGCATCTGAACCTGTGGCGGAACGCTTGAATTGTCATCAATCTTAGCCAATGGGTTAACAGAAGCCAAACGGTCTGCAATAACGTCTGCACCTGGAAAATCCATGTTACGGAACACCAAATCACCGATTTGACCAAACAAATTAGGGTTAGCTGTCAGGGCGGCCATCATAGATTCAACGGCTTCTTGGCGTTTAGTGCTGTAGCCAGGGCCGGTATCCATCACAATGTCATATTCACCAACGGTAACGTCATTTAAAACTCTGTCAACGCCGGTTTCGTCCTGACCTTTTTGATTAATAGTGATGACTTTAGGCTTGCCGTCATCCCCAATAATCCGCATTACTCGTTCTTTGTCATAAATTTTAGGAATCAGGTCAAGAATAATGCGTCCAGTATGGGCAATAGAACGTGTCAAATTGTCGTAATAATGGAAATTAGTCATGTCCACTTGCATTTGCTGACCTTGCAAGGCTTTTCCTGACACATTGCCTTGTGGAAGCTGACTTGGGTCATAAATACCGACTACAGCCATTAAGTCTGCATTAATTCCCGCCGCCGCTGACATAATTCCCGCTGGCGGTTGTTCCGGTGCTTGGCGGATGGGGGGTGGTGCC